GAAAACATAATATTATTCATGGAGTAAAATATGCTGGATATGATACATTAAAGGGGTTCGGAACTGACGATTGGCAAACAGTAAAGCAAACTGCAACAAAACTTAAAGAATTAATGAAAGAATTAAAAATGTTTTTGTGGGCAGTTTTCCAGTTAACGGATGATACTATATTTACCAATGTTTTTCAATTAAGTAGTAATAATATTGCTAATGCTAAACAAATTAAACATATTGCAGATATGTTGATAATAGGTAAAAGAATTCCTAAAGAAGATTATAGTAAATACCAATATATATCAAATGATGAATGTTGGGGAGAACCTATTACTTGTGACTTAGATTTATCAAAAAGATATATGGTATGGAAGATTGATAAAAACAGAGGAGGTAGTAAAGATGTTATACCTTTACTTGAAATGGATTTAGATTTAAACACATGGTATGAAATTGGATATTTAATTGGGAAGACATAATATAATTTGGATGTGAATATCTTTGGATATTAAACAATTAAAAGAATACATATATGAAAATAACCATATAGAAACTATACTTCAAAAATTGGGAATGCATCATATTAAATGGCATGATAATCGAAGGTATATAACTTGTGGTTTTCCAGACGGAGACAACCAAAAAGGTTGTACTATTTTTAATTCAGAATATTTTAATATTGATTCATACACTAGAGATATAGAAAATAAAGCAGGATATACCCCTGATATTTTATCTTTAGTTGTATTTATTAGACAAGAATCTTTTTTTGAATGTTTAAAATGGATATGTGAAATTATAGGAATTTCATATTACCATGATTTTGAAGAAGAAATACCAGAAAGTCTTCGTATTACTAAATTAATTTATGAAATGCAACAGGGAGAATATCAAGAAGAAGAAAGACCATTAAAACCAATTTCCGAAAAAATACTTTTATATTATAAACCATATTTAAACGATATGTTTTTAAATGATGGAATATCCTATGAAACACAGCAAGAATTTGAGATAGGATATGACGAACTGACCAATAGAATTACCATTCCTATAAGATCAGAGATACATGATTTAATAGGGATAAAAGGTAGGTTGTTTAAAGAACATATAAACGAATGGGAACAAAAATATATCTATTTAGAACCTTGTGCGAGATCAAAAATATTATATGGACTACATAAAACATATCCATATATAAAACAAGAAGGTAAAGTTTTTATTACAGAATCAGAAAAAGGCTGTTTGCAACTTTGGTCTATGGGATATTACAATTCTGTAGGTATTGGAGGGAAAAAAATATCATCTCAACAAATAGAAAAACTTACTCGTTTAGGAGTAGATTTAATTTTTTGCTTTGATAAAGATGTTACAAAAAAAGAAATAGAAAATATAGCAGATAGATTTGTTGATGGTGTAAATATTTTTTACTTATTTGATGATAAAGACATTTTAGAAGAAAAAGAAAGTCCATCTGATTCACAAGAAAAGTTTAAATATTTACTAAACAATTGTTTGTATAAAATAAAATAAAGGAGAAACATTAGATATAATGCAGTATAAATTAATAAACAACAGTTTAAATGACATTTATAATCCTAAAGAAACTGTTCTTAGAAATAGAGGGATTGAAGACGTAGACGCATATTTGAATTTAGATGATAGTGTGCTAATACATTATAGTGAGTTGGACAATATAGGTGAAGCAGTTCAATGTTTGTTAAAACATTTAGAGAATGATAGTGAAATACATATTATAAATGATTCTGATACCGATGGAGCATGTTCTTCCGCAATTATGTATAATTATCTTAAATTAATAAAACCTAACGTTAAAATTTCATATTCAATACATACTAATAAACAACATGGATTGTCTTATGATATTAAGGTTCCAGAAGAAACCAACTTACTTATCATTCCTGATGCTGGAACAAATAATATTAAAGAATGTAAAGAATTAAAAGAAAAAGGTATGGACATTATTATCCTTGATCACCATTTAGCAGAACAAGAAAATCCATATGCTATTGTAGTTAATAATCAAATGTGTAATTATTTAAATAAAAATTTATGCGGTACTGGAATTTGCTATAAGTTTCTTCAGGCACTTGATGAAGAGACATGGAATGATTATGCTGATAACTTTCTTGATTTAGTAGCATTAGCAAATATAGCTGATTCAATGGATATTAAAGAACCAGAAACTAAAAGACTTATAGAGAAAGGTTTATCTAAAATAAGAAGTAAATTATTTAAAGCACTCATTGATAGACAATCATATTCAATGAATAATATTATAAATATAAATAATGTCCAATTTTATATAGTACCATTAATCAATGGTTTAATACGTGCAGGTGACTATGACGAAAAAGATTTGTTATTTAGAGCATTTATAGAAACGGATGAAGTGTTTAAATACAAACCTAGAAGAAAATCAAAAAATGATCCAGAACCAGAAGAAATTGACGAAGATATATATACTAGAGTAGCAAGATTATGTGGTAATGCTAGACAAAGACAAAATAATTCTAAAGATAAAGATGTTGAAAAACTGCTTGAATATATAGATGAAAAAGAATATAATAATAATAAAATAATATTTGTTAATGTTACAGATAAATTAAATGAAAATTTAACTGGACTTGTTGCAATGAATATTGCGACAAAATACAATAAACCCTGTTTATTATTAAGGAAAGTTAAAAATAAACCAGATTATTATGCAGGAAGTGCTAGAAATATTAATAGATCACCACTTCCAAACTTAAAGGATTATTTGGAAGAAACAAATATGTTTGAATACTGTCAAGGTCATCAAGGTGCATTTGGTGTGGAAATACATAAAGATAATATACCAAAAGCAATTGAATTAATTAATGAGCAATTGAAAAATGTTGATTTTACTTCATACTATGAAGTTGATTTTATTATTGATATTGATGATTTAGATATTAGTTTTATTAAAACAATGGATGAATTAAAAGATTTTTATGGACAGGGTATTGGAGAAGCATTAGTTTATATTAGTAATATAAAAGTAAGTAGAAATGATATTAATTTTATGGGTAAAGATAATAGTACTATTAAATTTGTATATAACGATGAAATAACTTTTATAAAGTTTAGAATTGGAGAGAATGATCCAATTTATAAATGGTTAAATGATTGGGAAAATGATGATGATTTTATTGTTATTAATGTGATAGGTAAAGTAGGACTGAATAATTACAAAGGCATTTTAACACCACAGGTGATAATTGAAGATTATCAGGTAATATAAAGGGGAATAGATATGAGTTATACATCTTTACATAATCATTCAATGTACTCAATACTTGACGGCTATGCTACACCAAAAGAATATTTAGAACGTGCTAAAGAAATTGGATTAAAGGGATTTTGTATATCGGAGCATGGAAACCAATATAGTTGGGTGTACTTCGATGAACTAAAAAAAGATTATCCTGATTTAAAAATGATTTATGGTGTAGAGTTATACGAATGTTTTGATATTAATACTCAAGACAAAGACAATAAGTATTTCCATTTACTTGCTATTTGTAAAAATGAACAAGGCAGAATTGCACTTAATGAGATTGTAACTAAAAGTAATCTTGAAGGATTTTATTATAAACCAAGAGTAGATTTAAACATGCTAAAACCATACGCAGAGCATTTAATTATATGTTCTGCATGTTTAGCATCAAAGTTATCAAGAGAAGATGATTATCAAAAGTGTATTGAATATGTAAATGAATATAAAATGATATTTCCACACTTTTATTTAGAAATACAATCACATTCGTCAATTGACCAACAAAATTATAATCAAAAAATATTACAACTTTCCAAAGATACCAATACACCATTTGTAATAACCACTGATAGTCACGCAGCAATTAAAGAAGATTTATATTATCAGGCCAGGCATGTGCAAATTGCTCATGATGATGAAACATTAACTGAATCATATGAGGGATGTTATCTTCAAACAGAACAAGAAATACATGAAATATTAGACAAACAAATAGGTAAAGAAAATGTAGATATTGGATTGCAAAATACTAATATAATAGCAGATATGATCGAAATAGTTAATATGCCATTTCAAGAACCACAATTACCTACTTTTCCTTTACCAGAAGGATTTGCTGATAATCATGATTATTTAATTAAACTTGCTAATGATGGTTGGTTAAAAAGAAAATATGATAATTTATCCGATGATGAAATTAATATAAGAAAAGAAAGATTAGAATATGAATTAGACGTAATTAAACAAATGAACTATAGTGGATATTTTCTTATAGTTTGGGATTTTATTAATTGGGCAAAAGAGAATGGTGTTTTTGTTGGTGCTGGAAGGGGGAGTGCTGGTGGAAGTATAGTATGTTATTTACTTGGTATTTCAGAACTTGATCCAATCAAATATGATTTGATTTTTGAAAGATTTTTGAATCCAGAACGTGTATCCATGCCTGACATTGATATGGATTTCAGTGATAGGGATAAAGTTATTGAATACTTAATGGATAAATATGGAGAAGAAAAAGTATGTCAAATTATAAATTTTTCATATATTACTCCAGTAGTAGCAATAAAAGATGTTGGTAGAGTTTTAAACATTCCTTATCAAACTTGTGATAAAGTTAGTAAAAAATTTACATATGAAACTTTTGAAGAATGTATTCAAAACAATTCTGATTTATACGAGCAATATGCAGATTATCAAGATTGGTTTAATATAGCAGGAAAGTTAAGTGGCAGAGTGAGACACGCATCTTTGCATGCCGGAGGAGTTGGAATTGTTGATACAAAAATTACTGATTATATAGGAATGAAACTTGGTGGGAAAGACGAACATGTAATTCAGGTTGATAAGAAGAAAATAGAAGAAATAGGAATTATTAAATTTGATATTTTGGGAATTGCAACTTTAAAAGTAATACAAGAAATAATAGAAGATACTAATTTAGATTTATGGGATATAGATATTAATAATCCTCAATTTGAATTTGATGAAGATGCCTATAAATTACTTCAAGAAGCGAGAAGTAATGGTGTATTTCAAGTAGAATCACAAGGTATGAAAGATTTACTACTTAGGTTGCACCCAGAGAATTTAGAAGATTTATCCGCAGTTTTGGCATTGTATAGACCAGATAGTATGAGTTATTTGGAAGATTATATTTATTATAAACACAACAAAGATAATATTGAATATATTCATGAAGATATGAAACCAATATTAATAAAAACAAATGGACAAATGATATATCAAGAGCAACTTATGGAAATAGTAAGAGTTTTTGGTGGAAGAAGTTATGGTGGTAGTGATAAATTTCGTAAGGGTATTGGGAAAAAAGACCCTGAACTTGTTAAAAAAGAATCTGATAGATTATACGAAGAAATTAAAAACAACAATTATGATGAAAAAATAGCTAAGATTATAAGTGATGATTTAAGAACAAAAGGAAATTATATGTTTAATAAATCTCACTCAGCTTTATATTCTGTACTTTGTTTACAAACAGCATATTTAAAAGCACACTATCCAGCATACTTTTTTAAAGCATTGTTCAATTTAAATAAAAATGATTATGGTGCTTTAAATAGATATATTATAGATGCAAAAGAACATGGTATTGAAATATTACCTCCACATATTAATAAATCACAAAAAGACTTTGTGGTTGTTGATGGAAAAATACTTTTTGGATTAGAAGCAATAAAAGGAATTGGTGAAAAATTTGTAGAGCAATTATTTGAAGAAAGAAATAATAGTAGTTTTAAAAATTTTGAAGACTTTAAAAATAGAATGAATCCGAGTACATCTCAAGTTGTTACTTTGATAAAAGCAGGTGCTTTTCCTGCAAAAAATAAAAGACAATTTTTAATTAAATATGCCAAATCATTATTTGAAGTGAAAGAATATAAAGATGTTTCCACACTACCTAAATTACAAACATTGCAAGAATCATGGGGAATAGATACTGATAAAATAAAAAACAAAGAAGAAAGATTAAAAATATATAATCAAAAACGGAAAGTTGAATTTGATAAACAACAAGAACAAAAATACAAAAAATTTACTGAAGAATTTACTGAAAAATATTTACAAAATGAAAAGTTTTGGGAGTTTGAGGCATTATCTATTTTTATTAATGATAATCCATTTAAAGATATTTATAATTATATTACTTCATTTGAAGAAGTTGAAGATGGAAGTAAGGGAGTTATTATTGGTATAGTATCAAATATTATTAAAAAAACGGATAGGAATAAAAAACAATTTGCCTATGTTAGTATTTATTCTACTTTTGGATTAATAGATGTAATTTGCTGGCATTCTCAATATAAAGAATATCAAGATTTATTAAAAAGAGGGAATCAATTAGCATTACTATGTAAGAAAAAAGATGATAAGGCAATCTGTCAATCTATTAAAACCTATAATAAATGGTTGATTGATAGAAATATAAATAATTAGGAGTTTTATAATGAATCAAACCACTAACCAAATATATGAATTTAAAGCAACACCGATATTTGAAAGGTATTATAATGACGAAACAAATTGGGGAGTATATAACTTCACCACTACAGATGATATTCCCCATTGTAATGATTATAATGATCCTTTTCAAGAAAACTATACTGATAATATTAAACAAAGTACTTTAGTGGGTAAGTGTCAACAACTTTTTCTTGGTTCTGAATACATAGTAAATGCTAAACTTGAATACAATTCAAAATATAAAAAACACCAGTATGTACCTATTAATGTTACTGCAATTGTTCCTAAATCCGAACAATCACAAAGAGCATTTTTAGAAGCAATAATTACCAAAAGACAAGCAGATATATTACTTGAAGTATATCCTAATATTGTTGAAGATACTATCAATGGGAATACGGACAATATTGATTTATCAAAAACTAAGGGTATTAAAGATTATACTTGGAATTATATTAAGGAAAGAATTATTAATAATTACGTAATATCAGATATTATTACATTACTGCAACCTATTGGTGTTACTTATTCAATGATTAAAAAACTATTAATGCACTATGGTAATCCTACTTTACTTAAAAATGATTTGTTAGACAATCCATATATTTTAACTAAGATTTATGGATTGGGTTTTAAAAGAGTAGATGGATTGGCATTAAAATTAAAACCAGAATTAAAAGTATCAAATAAAAGGACTTATGCTTTTTTAAATTATTATCTAAGAGAAATAGGAGAATCAAACGGTCATACATGGGTTACTTTTGATTTTCTTGAAAATGCAGTTAAGGATCATATTATTGAATGTGAAGAATTGTATTATAAAATTTTGGACATTGAAAGAGAAACACAAGCATTACTGTATATTGATGACGAGAAAAATAGAATAGGACTAAAGCATTATAGAGACATTGAAGTTTCAATTTTTCAAATTTTAAAAGAATTAGATAATTATAATTCTAATTGGAATTTAGATGTTGAAGGTGGAATAAAACAAGCAGAAAAAGAATTGGGTTTTGAATTTTCTGATGAACAAAAAGATATTATTAGAGAATCAGTAAAACATAATGTGACAGGAATATCAGGCAGGGCCGGCAGCGGAAAAACGACCATTTCTAGGGCATTACTAACAATATATAGAAATGCAAACAAAACAATTGGAGCATCTGCACTTTCTGCCAAGGCTGCACAACGTATCACTGAAGCAACAAGTTTCCAAGCATCAACAATTCACCGTTTGTTAGGAGCAAAAGGATTGAATGAATTTACTTATAATTATGAGAATCCATTACCTTATGATGTAATATTAGCAGATGAATGTAGCATGAATAATGCAAGAATTTTTTATGATTTAATATCAGCAATTAAACCAGGATCACGATTAATTATGTCTGGTGATTGTCAACAGTTACCTCCTATTGGATTTGGAAATATTTTTAGTGATATCCTTGAATTAAAAGGGCAATTTAATATTTATGAACTTACAAAGGTTCATAGACAAGCAGAAAAATCAGGAATACTAACTGATGCTAATCTAATTAGAGAGGGTATTAATCCTATTCAACAACCTGAATTTAAAATTGTTAGTGGTGAATTGCAAGACATGTACTACATGTTTAGAGATAATAAACAAGCATTAAATGATATTGCAATTAAAATGTATTTAAAATCAATTGAAGAAGATGGGTTGGATGATGTTATAATTATTACTCCAAGAAAAAAAGATTGTATTAATAGTACTATTGAAATTAATAGAATAATTCAAGATAAATTAATTAGTGACAATAAACCATTTTTAAAAAAGGGTAATTTAAAATTTAAACTTGGTGCAAAGGTAATTCAAAGAGTAAATAATTATGATAAGAATATTTTTAATGGTGAAATAGGATATATTGTTGATATTTTTAAGGCAAAACCTACAGATGAATATGACAATATGTTTACAGTACAATATCCTAGTAAAACCATTACCTATTCAAAGAACGAATTGGATCAGATTGATTTGGCATATGCAATGACCGTTCATTTATGTTTACCTAGAAATACAATGTTATATTCATCAAATGGAATAATTGAACTAGGACATATTGATAGTAAAAATTATAAAACTTATGGTAGTTATGAAATTGATAAAATAAATATACCTGATATATATAACGGAAATTATTTAGAAAAACCATCTTATTTTATTAAAAATCCGATTTCTCAATGTAAAAAACTAACTACTGTTAAAGGATATAATGTTACTGCAACTTTAGATCATCAATTCCAAGTATTAACACCAACAGGGAATATATGTTTTAAAAAAGTTAGTGATATAAAAACAAATGATTATGTTATTTTATCAAAAGGACAAAATATTTATGGGGATAATATTAATATTCCCAAGCATTGGACGTATGGTTTAAATTCAAATAGTAATAATAATCGTGTTTATAAAATTCCAACTATTATTGACAGTATCTTTAGTGAATTTTTAGGATTTATGGTTGCCGATGGTACAGTATTTGACAAAGGGATTAGATTATTAAAAAGACATAAAGATGTTGTTGAAAGATTTAAATATGTTTGTGATACTTTATTTGGCACAAGTGGAGAAATAGAAAAAAATAAATATGAAGATGCGTGGCAATACGAGATATGTTCTACTTATATAGTAAATTTTTTAAGAAATATAAAAGGGATTCAACCTCATGAAAAATATGTGCCAGATATTATTTTACAAACTACTAAAGAGAATCAGTGTGCATTTTTAAAATCTTTATTTGAAGATGGTACAGTAAGTCTAAAAAACAATAAATTCGATCATATAGAATTATCTTTTAAAGATAAAAAAATTATCAATCAAGTTCAATTAATGTTATTAAATATGGGAATATTAAGTTCTTCTAAAACTTATAAACAATCCTTAACTAGCAAAAGCAAAGAAGAATTTCGTCACATGTTATATATTTATAGAAAAGAAGCAATAAAATATTGTAATATTATAGGTTTTATTTCTAAATTTAAAAATGACAGACTTGAGTTATGTTATAGAAAAAATATTAATATGTCAGACAAATTAACTATTCCATATATCCCTAAAACAATAAGATATTTAATTGAAAAATATAATATTAAACTAGATATTGGTCTATATAGGAATATGATAAAAACCAGTGTAAAAAATATGATTACATATAATATGGCAAATAAATTAATACAAGAAATAAATAATAGCAATATAAAAATGTTAGATAATGATAATAAAATGCTTAATCAATTAAATTGGTTAATAAATAATACTTATATTGATAAAGTAAATAATATTATTGAAGAAAAACATGAAACTTACTGTTTGACAATGCCTGAGACACATCAGTTTGTTCAAAATGGATTTATAGGTTCTAATTGCCAAGGCTCAGGTTATAAGACTGTAATTATGATAATTGACAATTCTCATTATATTTTATTAGATAGTTGTTTACTTTATACAGGTATCACAAGAGCAAAACAAAGATGTTTGTTACTGGCAGAACCTTCAGCATTTAAAAAATGTATTGTTAATAATAAAAGTATTGAAAGGCAAACATGGTTTAAAGAATTTAATTAAAATATAAAAATAAATATATTGACAAATACCATAATCAATCATATAATATTATTAAGTAATAAAAAGCAAACAGTAAAAAATATCAAAAATTTTTAAAAAGAAAGGAGGATAAATTCAAAAATGCCAGCACAAATACCAGACACAGAATACATGCTAGACGATTCAAAGAGACAACTCCTTGAAAACAATATAGATTTTATTCATTATATAACTAACAAACTTTTGAATACCCATGATATATCCAGGGATCAATATGATGATATTTTTCAAGATTGTACTATTGATTTTATCAAATGTTTAAAAGAATTTGACTCATCTAAATCTAGAATTACTTCATACACAGGTAAAAAAATGATATCCGAACATAATAGAAGGATGGATAGATATTATAAAAGAAAAAATGTTTTAGGCGAATATTTCTTTGATGATATTATCAATAGTAATTTAGAAGATTCTAAAGATACATTAGAAGTGCTCGATGTTTTATCTGGCACATATAATTTTGAAGACAATATAATTCATAATATTCTCATACAAGATGTATTAAATCAATTAGAAAATAAATTTTCATCAAGAAATTTAAAGATTATTAATTTACATATGAATGGAATAGAGCAAACTCAAATAGCAAAGATGTATAATATTACTAGTCAAAGAGTAGGGCAAATTATTAGTAGATTCAGAAAAGAAGCGCAAAAGTTAATGATAGAAAATGGGATATATCAATAGGAGGCAATATAAATGATTTGTAGATTTAAAATATGGTTTAATACTAAAGTTTTAAAAAGAAATGGGAATAAAAATAAAG